TGCAGAAAAACTTGTACGCATTCTTTACCTTTAAATTTTTCTCTCCAATGCTCTAAGTCAATACCTCTATAAACTAACATATCTCCTGGTTTTAAATCTACTCTAACACCTTTCATACCCTCTTTTCCAGATGGCTCTAGATATATTGGCCAGTCATCACCACCTAAATTCATAGTCGTAGATATCTCACAACTAAATCTATCTTTGTGTCTTTTTAGAACATCTCCTTTCTTATAGATTCGTGCGTATGTGTATGCGGGATATAATTTTAATCCTGTTGCTTTTTCCATATCTGGCTGACATTTTAATAATAATGTTTCCATTGCTATATCTGAATAACAACAATAAGTATTTGGAACTTGACCATCTGACTTTTCATAAAAACCTAAAATATTTTCAAAAGGTGAAAAGTATCTTTCTTTTTGACAAGTATCATAAACTTGTTTTTGCATTAAAAAATAATTTGCAACAAAAGCTGCTAAGTCTTTTGATATAGCTTGACGAATAACTGTGTACTTTTTCTTTTTAAAACTCATATATATTCAAACCACCCAGTCATAATCATTTTTTCTTTATCTACAATTTCTCCTTTATGTGTATGCGTAAAATCAGTTGGCCAAATTAATGTTAACCCTTTTTTAGAAGGAGTTGTAATTTTTTGGTATTTAAATTTTGTACCACCATTTTGTATGTTATTCAAGTATGTCATAAAAACTAATATTCTTTTAGAAGATGCTATACCTGCCCTTTCATTATGCCATTTTTTAAAACCACCTTTTCTAGGATATTTTTGAATGTTAGCTCTATAAAATTCAAACCTTTGATTTGTATTTAACTCTGGATATTTTTTTATGTATAAATTTAAAACAGTTTGTAAATATTTTAAATACTCAGTTATTTCAGTGTCTTGATTATTTTTATAGATTACTAAATCTAATGAATCTTTTATTTTTTTATTTACTACAAAACTAGCATTAGTGCCAACAATAACATTATTTGATTTATTATAATAAGAAATTAATTTGTCACAAACACTTGAAGGTATAAACCAACCGCCTATAAAACTTTCTTTTGGTAATTTGTATTCTTTCAACTTCATTTATTTTTTTATTAGTTTGTTTATTTCAGGTAAATAAATATAATTTAGTTTACTATTATCAAATAACTCTTTTAAATCTAACATAGTCTCAACTAATACTTCACCCGGTAAATTTAAACTAGTGTTTACTAAAATAGGCACACCAGTTAATTTATAAAATGTTTTTAATAGATTATAAAAATTTAAATTATTTTTCTTACTAACTGTTTGAATTCTAGAATCATTATTTTTAGACACACCTGCTTTTAAAATATTTTTTTTCTTAATTTTAAACACATACATCATATGTGGAGATTCATCTATTGGCATGTCAAACCACTCTTTGGCTTTTTCTTTTAAAACAGAACAAGCAAAGGGTCTAAACCATTCTCTTTTTTTTATTTGATTTAATTTATTATGGGCTTTTTTATTTATAGGACTCATTAACAAAGATCTATTTCCTAGTCCTCTCTGACCTTGTTCACTTCTAGACTGAAAGATTGCAACTGGTTCATTAAGTAAAATTTTAGATACTTCTTCTGTTGTTGTGTCTACAATATTATATTGATAAAAAATACTTGTATCTAGTTCTTGTGGTATACCTAAATAAATTTTATCGTTAGTTATTTTATTATTTAAATAAAAATTTGCAGCGCCAAGACTTAATCCAAAATCTCCGTTAAACGGATCACAAAATAAATTATTAAATTTTAAAAGTAATTTTGAATTATTAATAACATTTTGAGCACTCCCTCCTGTCAAATGTAAATCACCACTTATGTTTTTGTTATCTATAAATTCTGTTAATTCGTTTTCAAAATTATTTTGAATTGTTGCAGGTCTTTTATCATATAAACTCCAAGCCATAGTTTTCCCACAATCATGTCCGGTTCCAAAATGTTTAATAGTAAATTGTTCATATCGTTCACAAATTTTATTTTTTTCAGTAAGTATATGTTTTAAATTTTTGTCGTAAAAATAAATACTTTCGTTTTCAAAAAAGTCTTCAAATTTAGCTCCTCTACCGTCACAAACTAAAATATTTTTTATATTTTTGTTCCAAGTTAAAGCACAATATGCATGAAACAAATGATGAAATTTATCACCGTAATATATTATTTCTATGTCTTTAAGTTTTTTACTATTATATTTAATTATATGACCCCATAATTTTAAACAATGATTAGAGTGAGTATGGGAAATTATTATTTTATCTATTTTAAGTTTTTCTATTTCTTGTATTAAATTCTTGTTTGGAAAAGCAAAATATTTAAATCTATTGTATCTATCTATTTGTGTGTGAAATTTTATTTTATTATTTTTAATATATGTAACGCATCCATCGTGAGATGCATAAATTGAAAGTATATTCATTTTAAAAATAATTAAAATTTACAGTTAATCTTCTTTTTTGATCTGAACAAGCAGAACTAGAATGTGGTTTACTTGGATCAAAAAATACAACTCTATTAGCTTTTGCTTGTACATTTTCTTTTTCAAAATAAGTATCACCATCATTATCATTAATATATAAAAGACATCCTTTATGTGAATAGGGATAATCAGTATGTTTTTTATGTTTTCTTTTTTTACCTACATTCACATACATATTTCCTTTAATTCTTATAACTGCTTTACAATCTATCTTTTGCAAAAATTTATTCCACATAGGGTAATAATTACTATTTTGATTATTGGCTTGATAAAATAAATGTATAAAATAATAATAATTTTTAGGATCGTTTTTATCTGAAATACAATCATTATAAAACCATGGGAAATCAAAACTTGATATGGTGTCTTTGATCTCTTTAAAATACTGTTCGTCTAAAAAATTATCTATTACTTTAAACATCTTTTGCCATTTCTTTTGGAATAGCTTGCATATTCCAATGTATAAATCTAAATGGTTCAATGCCAGAATCTACACTAAACTCGTGTTCTAAATAACCTGGAAAAATAATTAATAAGCCTGGTGCTGGTTTAAAACGAATAGTATCTAATCCACTAGAGACACTACTTACTTTAGTTTTTAACATTAATTTTGTTGAACGAGCTGCAGTTCTTGGATCATGAAATATTGGGTGAGATGTCTTATCACTACCTTTTAAAAAATAAAAACCGGATACATGTTGATTAGAATGTAAATGCACTGAATGGTGACCCCCACCTTTTTTTGCAAACTCTTGCACCCACATTTGAGAAAACAAAGTAGTATAATATCTTAAATCATAACTCATATGATCTAAAAATTCTTTTGATTTAAGTTCAACATAATTTTTAAAATCTAAAAAATTATTATCTTGTAATAAAGTAGTTGAACGATGCGAAATAAAAGCATCGCCATATTTTTTTATATGGTCTTTATTTCTGTCACGAGCTTCTTTTATATATTTGTTTGAGTATTTATTTAAAGAAGTAATAAAATCTATTTTATGTTCTGACCAAATAGGTGTGCTAAAAAAATTATTAATATGCATTATTTAAAAGGATCTCCAATACTCCATACAACTAATGAATATCTAGTTCCGCTTGTAACAGGTTTTACTCTATGCCAAACATGAGACGGAAATACAACAATAGAACCTTTAGAAAGTATTTCTTTTACTTTTACTAAATGTTTTGATTCATCTCTCATATGTGGATCGTAGTTTCTAAAATCAAACTCTAATTCACCACCCCTGTATTCAGAACCGTCTGTTAACTGACAAGTCATAGATAGTTTTCTAATTTTACCATGTTCAGGAGTATCTGGTTTATCGTAAGGTTTGTCCCAACTATCACAATGCCAATCATAATATTGATTAAGTTTATATTTTGTAAATTGACAAGCTTCGGATCGATCCCATTGAAAATTCCAACCAGCGTTTTTATTAGCTTTTATTAAATATGGATGTATTTCTTTATATATCCAAGTATCATTAAGCCATACTAAATCGGAATTTCTCTTACGTTTCATATCTTTTATTTCATCTTTTGAAAGTTCTTTATCTCCATAATCACCAGTTCTAGCCATAGTTTCTGCTTGTGATAAACCATGTTTAATTATGTCATCACAAATTCTAGGTGGTATTGCAGATTTAAAATACCAGTAATGATTAGATATATTCATAAGTTATTGTTTGAACTATGTTTAAACTTTCTTTTTGTTTATTTGTAAGGGTGTACATGTTTGTTGAAGGAAACATGATAAATTTATTATTTGTCAAAGGTATATCCCAACTTCTATTTTTTCTTCTATTATCATCAAAATAAATTCTAACATTGCAATCTTTAACTTTTACACCATACAGTAATGTAAAATCAGGTGAGTGTCTTAAATCAACTGGATCAACATCTAATAGTGGTTCTGTTTGTTGATTAGGTTTATAGGTATTTCCCCAAGTTTTTTTATTAATAAGGTTAAATTTATATTCTAAATTTATATGCTCACGTATGTAAGTATTTAACATGTCCCAAGTTCGTGAGAATGGAAATTCTGTGTTTTTAATTTTAGATTGTAAAATGTCGTTTAATAATTTATCCCGGTCAATATCCCAATCTTTGGGCATTGTTACATCACCGTAATATAGAGCTTGCTCTGTTAATACTTTCTTCTGCATACCACCACCATTTTTAATCTACGCAAATTTGTCTGTCAAGTCCCAAGTTTGTGTTGATTCATTCCAACTATATTCCCAAGAATGTGTACCTGCTGTTACTTGTTCAACCTGTTCATCTGTATAAGCTGGACGGGGACCAACAGGTGATACCCATTGCGCTGTTGCAACATCAAAAGTCCAACTTGGAAAAGGTTTTGGATCAATAAATATTTGATTATCTTCATCCCAAGTCATTCCTATACCAGCAAAATTTCCTCTAAATGCTTTTGAGTTATCTCCAGATGTATGTGCATTAGCTCTTGTATTGTATGAAGTCTTAACCCACATCTCTGCTGGCCAGTTATTACATCT